TGTCTCACCCCGTCAAACTATTGATTGTGTTCAGGAAGTCGCCTCGAATGGCGTCCTCATTCTGACGAGCTACTTCCTCGTCTGTCTGCCATCGCCCTTGGTGCATCCACGCTTGATCCTCTGCACTCTGCACAAATGGACCGTAGGTGGTATTGTTGCCAATGCGCCCTGTTATCCCACTGCCCGACTCGCTAATCTCACTCGTCCAACGCTTACCGAGATTCTGCGAAGTGTTGGCGATAACCCGACCCTGCGCATTTGTTGGCCCACGCCCACGAACATATCGCTGCCCGGGTCGAGTCGGGGGATAAATCGCCATGCCCGCCTGCAACCGTGCCAATCCTCGTGTCATCGGCGCTCTCAGCCAGTTATTCGAGGCAACTTGCCCCAACATTTCAAGCGCATCCTCGTCGTTAATTTCGATGTTGATCATTACGCCACCACCGGAGTTACCCAGCATCGACAACGAGGATGGGCAGGTGGAAAACTCACACCGCTGTCGCCTGGAAACCCATCCGCAGCCACTTCGACCACCCGACCCGCCAACGGACGGCAAACCGGACACACCATTTCGTCAACGCTCGTTTGCCAGCGCATCCGCTCAATCACGCCACTGGCACGCCACGCAGCCCGATTGCCTTCCGCATAAGCTCGTGTCGTCTCGGTTACAGCAATTATCTGAGCGCGCTGCTCAGAATAAACAGAGCGTTCTAACTGTTGAATCAAGTTTTGCAATGGCAATCCATTGCTAATCCATTCACCAATCGACTGCCTAATCTGTCTCTCGCTAGTCATGTACAGCGCCAGCATGATTGAATCGACATAACCATCATCTCGACGACCACTTGGCATCAATCGACCACTACCCAAAACCCAATCCAAGACGGCCTGATTAACCATGTCCCAACTGACGCCAATCGCCGCTTTGCTAGTCCCCTGCATCCAATCAATCTGAGCTAATCCTGTCTGCCCACCTAATGAAGCCGAATCGATTAGCATATCTACCATTGCATCACGAATCACGGATTGATTTTTTCGATGTCGCTCTACTGCCAAATCTGGTGTAATTGTCGCTGGTGTAGTGCCTGCCGGAATCACCAATCGCCGCACTTTCCTAAACGCTTTTGCTATTTTTTCGGCGTGTAGTCTTTCCAACTGACTACGCTTGCGGTCGTTGCCATCCAATCCCGGCATTGGCGAATTTCGTCGCTTAGGGATAGCTATCCCAACCAAGCCAAAAGGGGGCTGGTCGATTCCGCTCTCCTTTGCTGGTTTAGGAGCAGGTAATACAACGGGCTTTGGTGGCATCAATGCTACCCCACCAAAGCCAAGCTTCAACCGTTCGTCAATCGCCTCAAAGGGCACGCCCATCGCGAATAGTTGCGATGCCATGCCCACCTTTGGCGCTAAGTCGTCTTGCAACACGCCCACACCACTGAAATCCGTCGCAACCTTTTCGCCAGGCTTCAGAAGTGGGCGAACATGGGTGAAGTAGTGCGTCAGCGCGCTGTCTCGGTGTTGGGCAAACGGGCGAACAGTCAATGTCCAGAACACTTCGAGCGCCGTTTGGAAGTTCTCGTAGGTATCCTTGCCGTAGCCCATAATTTCATCAGGCACACCAAAGACCGCCCCGACCTCGTCTCTGCTAAACTCCTGTTGTTGTAGCCATTCCACATCTCGAGGAGGGAAAGAGAACGTCTTGATATCGGTGACACCCTCTTCCAGAATGATCGGCTTATGCCAGTTCTCTGCACCCGAAAACTTTTGAATCAGCGACGCTTCCAATTCATCACGCTCAGTTTTGGTGATGCCTTGCGGTGCAACCAGGGCGTAATCGGGTCTGGCTCCCCGCCGCATAAAGTTCTTGCGCCATGCCCGACTGAACAAATCAATAATGATTCCCTCGCGCACCGCAGCGATAGGAGCAAGCCCACGCCAGATACTGAGCGGATTGCTAAACTTGTCTTGAATCATCGACTCAGGGGGCAATGGGTGAGGCTCACCCGCTCCACCTGCAAACTCAGGCTGATAGACATACTGCGCAACGCGAGGGTATAGCCGCCGCTCTGTGCTGGAATCTACTCGCAGCGTAATTGCGTCGGAGCGACGGTGCCACAACTCAGCCGGGCGGCCGCGCCGATCATCCACAATCTCAAAAAAGCATTCGCCAGACAGCAACATGCTGATCGCATATTGCTCCCAGCACAGCGAGGGCGGCATTTGGTCATTGCCACGATTGAGCAGCAACGCAATCTCATGCTGAGGCAAGCTTTCGCCGGTGGCAGATGTCACGCCCACGGGCAAAGAGGCCAGCGACTCAGCGATCTTGCCCACTGCTTTGCGCACCCAAACATAGCTCTGATAGGCAGTTGCAGCCCCCACATAATCCTGAACCGAATCATTGGCAGTTTGCTGCCCATCACCACTGCCACCACCTGCCGAAAACAAATGAATCCGCTCGCGCAGATGCGCGGGAAGAGACGAATTCGACGGTGCTTTGATGAATCGCTTATGTTGGGTTTGGATCTGCTGAAGTAGGTTCATTTGCGTCTATCCTCGTCACCATTCAATCCAGACTGATACCCAACCACCACAGCCGCCACACACCACAGCACCGACCGCCACGCAAAGCCAACCAGCCAGCCCAGCAGCACAAATGGCAGCGAAATCAACCAAAGCAACGATTCCAAAGGACGAATCTCTACATGGCTACCTTCCATTTGCTGTTGAATTGCCCGAAGCATTGCGTATTCGTACACAGTGATGATGTCCTTAGAAAACAAAAAAGCTCGCTACAGCCATCGTAGCGAGCTTTCGATTACTTTTCTATTGTTACAAGTGACTATCTTTCTGCTATACTCAGCCTTGGCTGTGCACTCCGGGTGGAAACTAGAGGGCGGTGCAACTCCGTCACTGCGCAGATCGCATCTAGCAACAAATTCCTTGGCTCCGCACAGCCTTTTTAATTCTTGTCATTGCTGGATGTTCTGCGAAAACGAATTAAGTTACCGCAATCAAACTCGCTGGTAATTGCACCCCACCCATCACCGTCAACTCCGAAAAGCCCGTTGAGAATGCCAAGCAATCCAACATTGAAGCCGCCATTTCTTTTTTCTACCTGCACCGAATAATGCTCTGCTATTCCTTCGTTGCAAGGTACTCGGTTAGCTACCAGTGCCCCGACTGCATTATTGTCCAGTACCAGTAACTCATTCAGTAGATTTATCGCATCTTCCACGCTGATAGATTGCTTTATACTGTCTTGCCCTTCCTTTTCAACTGCTTCGTAAGTCTTCTCAAAAATATCAGGCTTGCATGGGTACTTCTCGCCGTTTACACCCGTGATAACCCAATCGCCATCTGACACAATCATTCGCCCTTCGAGCGTCTGGATGTAACCATAGAGAGTGCCTTTTTCGCCCTCGGCTGGTGACTCCACGCCAACAGGCCACTCATCAGCACTGAAATCAAACTGAACCGCTTCTATTACCACTGGCCTCTTTTTAAATTTAGTCATTTCACCCTTCCTTCGCCAGCTTCACAGCCGCTTCAAATGCACTACTCGCACCGATCTTCTCTCGAATCGAGCGCACATGGTTATAGACTGTGCGCCGACTGATCACAAGGTCATCAGCAATGAACGATTGCCGCTTCCCGCTCGCCAATTTCTCAGCGACCTCTCTTTCTCGTCTTGTCAGTTTGCTCATAAGTGCTCCATTCAATGTTACACCCTCAACCAAACCCAACTTTCCAAACTTTCGCACGCGTGGTCATTGCCATCAGCCGGTGCATCGTCGGCACCGTGTTTGCCGTCTGGGTAGCGATAACCGTTGGTAATCTCCCAAATCAGATTCTTACAGCGGCGATTAACCATGATAACTCGCCGATTCTTGCTGTCGCAGATGAGCGCGCGGGTCTTCTTGATCGCCGCCACCCTGGTCGAACGGTCGCCGCTCTTCTTACCCAACCAGTTGCGAGCAGGGATGTCAGCCTTTCGCAGCCTATCGCGCAACTGTGTAGCTTCATGGCTCACCGCCGCAATCTCTGGCAGCTTCCACCCACGCTCTTTGCACCGATCAACAATGTCCTCTACCGTCTCCTCTTCCAAAGTGCGATTCTGATAGAGTTCATCGAAGACGAGAATATGCGTGCCCTTGTTTTGGATGAAGAGCGTGGCCCGCGGATCAGGGTTGTACCCATCATCAATCGCCAACTCTATCGGTCGCTCTGGGTCTGGCTCTTCGTCGGTCAGATTCCCTTCATTGAAAGCGGAGAACACCAACCCCTCGACACTCGCAAACCAATCAAATAGCGAATTTCTGGTTGCTTCATCCAAATGACTCAGCGATGATAGATACTCTTCCTTGTCCAAGTGCGGATTGTCATCCAAACCGCTCGGCACAAAGATCACGTTCTTCGGGCGATGCAAAACAAAGTGATTTTTCACCCACTGCCCATCTGCCGTTGTCGGTGGATTGCCTGCACTGCGCATCCTGAGCGGCACCACCGAGCCAGTCAAACGACGAAGGCGACTAAAGAGATATCGATACTGCGTCTCAACGAACTGGCTCACCTCATCAAAGCCCACGAACTGGAATTCACTACCCTGGTAGCGATACTTGTCGTTCTCATTATCCAGGTAGCCGAAGGTCAGCGTCGCGCCGCTTGGGAATCGCCAAATCTTGCGTTGCTCATTCCATACAGCATCAGTGCCAGCCAACCATGACCGGGCACGGTCCATCAATGCGCCAGCCAATGCCAAATCCGCATAGGTGCGCCGAAGCAGCAGCGCAGAATAACCCGGCACATCAACATACTGTAATGCCGCCATCAGCAGTGCGTCGCTTTTACCCCCGCCCGGCTGGCCACCAAAAAACGCTTCTTTGTTCGGAAGCAGCAAGAACGCTGACTGCTTCGGCGTCGGGCCGTGCGGAATGTAGCTATTCAGCCTCGGTGTCACCAACGTCGGATTTGATTGCACCAACGCTCGCAAGGATGTCAAAGATAGTTCCTGCTTGGTTTTCATCAATAGAATGCTTCTGCTTCACCGTGCCGCTGTGCCGCTGATCAAGCTCGCCACTAACCTTATGTTCAACCGGTGCGTTTCCAAAGGCAATTTCCACAAACTTCATCTGCAATCGGGGATCCTTGCTCGCAGCCCATGAGCGCATGATAGATTCAGTAACAGTGACAGTATGCCCATCAATAACGATTGGCTCGCCCGTCTCGCCTCTGATTTCTTCGTGCGAAATCTGTTGAGCCAATGCACGAAGAGCATCAAACGTCTTGGGTCTACCTTTTCGATTAATGCGCGGGTCACCTTTCGCAAACGAACCCGGCTTCCTGTTATTCCCTGTATTACTGGATGTATCCATCACCTCAATCCATGAATCGCTGTAGTCAGTTCAGCCAACCTGCGCTCGATATCCAAAATCACATCCATGCTGACTGTTATCGTATTTGGCTTTTGCGGAACGGTGGTCTTCGATTGCCGCTGAAACACAACATAAAACGACTGATGACCATCCGGGTCAGACGTAAAGTTCTGTGCAATATCAGACCCAATGACATCCTTGACGCCGACCCACAACCGCTGGCCGCGGTAAAGTGGAATATTGGCGAGTGGTTCAGGTGACAGCTTTTCGAGTGGAGCCAATGGCGGCTTTTCGTTCGACTGCATACCATCCCAGCCGTATTCGATAGCCATCGCTGCTGTTGGCTGCAATCTATGCCCATCTGGGTCGATCAGGTCGATATAGACATTGTGGGCACCCTGCTCCTCTTCATTGCTCAATGCGTGGACGAACACGCATTTCCACGCACTGATATCTGTCACCGAAAGCACATTGCCACCGGTGATCGGCGTATTGTTTTGGCGTGCCAAGGGTGTCAGGTATTGAGTTGTATTCAGATTCATAACCCTCCAATCCACGCCACAACATCGCCCAGGCTGACCCCGCCGACCGACGCCACAAGGAGCGCAAGCCCAACAATCACAGCGACAGCAACCAGCACTGCAACATACCCATTGCGCTGATACACATCACCGAGCCAACTAATCAATGTCTTCATCTCTATTACTCCCCGCCGCAACAAGCACAGCGAAAATCACAAGCGCACATACCAGGCTAAAGAATAAGCCGATCACAGCCAGTTTCAGGAAGAGCATAGTTCCCCCTACACATCTGACCTATCAACTGAATGGACAAAAATAGTCCGCACGCATTCGAGGCTACCCCAAAGCAACGCAACTAGCATCGCGAATCTCGCCAAAACAACCCAGTAGCGAAATCTTTCAATATCGAAAACAGGGTCCGATCCTGTCAGCAACGTCAGCAACAACAAAACAACAAACTCAGTGACAAAAAATGAGACATGCGCCAGCACCTGCCGCGTGCGCCGAATCATCAACCAATACAAAAACAGCAAAACTGCATTGAGAAACACCGCAGTCGTCAAGACTGGGTAAAGGAGCGACATTGCATCCTGTGTTGTCATTTACCCCCCGTTAGCGCCATAGAAGGCAAAGAAAAGCACGGCGGCGCTTAACACCACCAGAAGCGCCATGATTACAGTAAACATCTGACTGCTAATCGTTTTTGTGCTGGAAAAGGTAGCAGCAATAGCACGCCAGACGGGTAGATACTCCTCTACAATGCTCTCAATCCGCGTCAATCTCTGCGCAAATCCACGCCCACCATAAGGATCAAACAGACTCTTTTTGATATCGGCAATGTCCGTCGCCAGCGAGTCGCCGCGCTCGATTGCGCTATATTTCCCATCCAGATATCGGAAAACGCTTTCACCCGTGGATGCAACATCGAACGCCTCTTTGAAACTATTCGACTTGCGCAGTTGGGCATAGAAGGTGACAGCGAAAGTAATCGCAATATCGTTATCGAGGCTGGTAATTGCATAGATGACATCGCAACTGCATTGACTGGCAATTCTCTCTGCCGCCACTTCACCAGAGCAGGAGTTCATCACAACCAATCGTGGCTTGCCAGTTTGAATCATCATAATCACATGACTGACCGAAATGATCTCAGACCCTAACACCAGGCTAGCATCGGTAAGATGCCCGCCATAGTGATAGATATCGTACTCTTTATCGCCTGTCACCGCTCGCAACATATCAATCCAGCGCACCGGCTCATTGAGTACGGTAGATTCATGTCCTGTTGTAATTGCAAGGATCTCACGCTGCATATTTGGCAACGCTGGAAACCCATCAATCTCAGTGATTCGACTCGGCACAACCAACACCTTCAGTGCATCCATTTAACCAATCCAGAGGAAATAGAAAACGGCGTGCATAGCAGCCTTTCGACCCTACACACGCCGTTTGTGCAACACACAATGACGCTATTCTGATTTTCGTTGTCTTCGCTTCTTTTGACGCGGTGTAACAATCGGATCAAGCCCTAAGAGCTTGCGCAACCGATGAACACGCTGCATTAGCCAGCTCAGTTCGTCCTGCAACTCGACCTTGCTAACGTTGATTGCGTCTGGCTGCGATGTGGATTCCTGTACATTCATGCAATCACCTTAATGATAATCGTAAATTATAACTTGTCAATACCCACCACTCAACCGATTTCTAGGTTCTTCAGCATTTCCATCGTCTCGCAACGAGATGGCAGCCCTAAAGCCCAATCAAACCAATCTGCCCAGGCGGTTCGGTAATCACACCCAACCCGTTCTCGGTACATGGCGATCACCGCCCGAATGTTGTGCGGTTCGGTATACAACTCACCAAACACCCCATCTCGACGAATCGCCACAGTTTTGCTCATGGCTGCCACCCCCTTAATCTGCAAAGTCCTGAATACGATGTGCCCCATGCACAGCACCGTGGCAAGCGTCGCACAGAGTGAGCGTGTCGCGCAGTTCATGGTACATCCCTTTCAATCTACCGCGACCACGCCACACGTATGAAGCGTGGTGCACCTGCAACTTATATCGAGATTTACAGGCGCGGCATACTCGACCATCCATCCAAACACGAACCGAGCGAATCACCCACCACCGCCAACCTCGCAAGTATGTTGCATATTCCATAGTTGCCATCCCACCTCCCGAATCCAGAAAGGATAAACGTTCAATCCTGTATATGTTTTGCACAACTCATCATACCGACTACACGCAGCCTCGATATCAAATGCACCCTGCGCAACTGCCCACTGAATCGCATCAGGTCGCCCGGTAAACTTGGGCGGGCGACCTGTGCAAATCGTGCGCTGCTCATAAATCGTCACAGGGATAAAGCGAGGCACTTACCGTTCCTCCATCAACAATTTCCACGCCATCGCCATGCATTGCGGCACTTGACCATTTCCGATCGCCTGGATCCTCTGGGTTCTGTCTGCAATCCCTTCCACAACCCTCGGTATCCCCAACTCATCATTCCAGTTTTGCTCGTCCTCCCATCTGCGGAATTCATCAATCGGAAGTGGTTCGAGGCTTGTCCAACCTGGAACCCAACCCATGAGCCATTCGACCCATGTTGGGTTGAGCTTGCTGCCTGATGGTTCACCGTCTCGCAGCAGATGTCCTGGTAGATTGTCGTGCTTGATCTGCGACGGCGGCAGTGTTACATTTTTCGAGTCGTTAACGGTTGGCGTGGGATACATGATGACCCGCGTCAAGCTTTGAAACGCTCCACTCTTTCGAGATGCATTGTTCGCATCATCTACGGTT